ACTGATTCAGCATCGTTTCAAGGACAATCTTACCGTCAGCGGTAGTAAAAACCGCCTTGAACGCCCGGATAGCCGCATCATCCTTGAGCCTGTCAGAGAAAAAACTGTCAAATATAGAGTCAATTTTTTGCATTTAGCTTTGCCATTTCTGCCTCAAGCACGGTTATTCTCTGCTCGTGGTCGTTTATCGTCGATACTCCGAGATTAACCTGCTTAAACTCTATTTTGGGTTCAGGTTTTACTTCCGCCTTAACAGGTTCGCTTGCCTCTACTTTTACATCATCTTTTTTTGCCATTACTTGTTCTCCTTTTCTAATTAAAATATTTACCGTGTAATCTACAAATACAGTTAAAATGCCACATCACAATCTCATCTACGAACAATATATAAAAATTTGCCATCACGCCGCACCCTTCATCAATTTATTAAGAACACTGTCATTTTCTATCTTACCAGACAAATTCGGTACATTCTTGGCCATCTGGTCAGCAATCATCATTTGTTTCTGTTCCTCCATCTGCTGAGCGGCAATCGCCTTGATATCTAAAACATCCTGTTCGGATAGGATTATACTTTCAGGAGAATTACCGCTCCTTAAAATCTTCCGCATAAGCTCATCACCTTCAATCACAACAGCAGAATCAGGGCAAACACTAAGAACAGCTTGAATATTTGCAATAGTAGTTAAGAGATTTCCTGTCTCGTAGTATTGTTTCAGTAATTGCGATAGCGGGCCAATGTATTGAATATCAATCCTGCCATTCTGTGCGTCGAGAACTTCCTGCGGCGGTTCAGGCGCCCTGCCTGACTGCAATTCCAAGGAATACATCCTGTCGAATTCCATATCCGTAGTAGAACCTAAAGTACCCAGGAACGGAGACATCAAAGTCGCACGCTCTGCCTGCCTTTGCCGTATCTCATAAGCTGTTTTAGGTGCAGCACCTGTTTGGTTCATCGCTAAAAATAACGAAACTCCAAACCTATCCTCAATCATCTGCTGCCAACGCATGTGATTGTCAATACCAAACGGATAACCGCTTGAATCAATCATCCGGGCAACAAGGTCTCCCATTTTAAGCCCCTGCGTCTCTCTGGAGCCTGCAAAGGTTATCCCACCCGCACCAAGGTCAAGTTTCTGCTTAACTGCTGAGGATATAAGCATAGGCGGCCTAACGGCTATCTGTGAAGCGATACTGATATCCTTAGCCTGAAAATTAGCCGTGAGTATCTCAATAAGCATTTGCGATACAATGCCTCTGCCGTATTGCTCATGAGACGGCCTGTTTAGACTCCAAGGGATAGGATTAAGGGTATAAGAACCATCCTCTTTAATTGTATTTTTGGCACTTACATTGACATAGTAATGCTGCCAGGGCATATTCTTAATGCCAGGCTTTGTCGGTTCATAGTCAGAATTCTTGTAAGTACCGTGAATGATTGCGGCGTTCTGATAGGGATTGGTAACAATAGCTATTTTTTGTGTTTCACTTAACGCACCTTCCCCGAATTCATCTTTAATTTCCTGTAAAGTCTTATTAAATTTGTGATGAATACAAACAATCCTGCCCCAAAAATCTCGTCTTACCCAGAATTCTCTCGGGTGCGGGGTAAGCATCATAAGTTTGCCGGATGTATCATCTTCCTCGATGTATGTAAATGTATCGCCTATGCAGCCAGCATCCTTAATCGCTACCATCTTTTGGGTGTAATAATCTGTGTTCGCACCTAAGCCACCGCTGTTATTGATAACAGACCGCATGTGGTCGTCCGTATCCTGCATAAACTGTTTAACCCTCTTGCTATCTTTAAGTTTTTTGTCCGACATTTCCTCTGAAAACCAATTTATATCCTTCGGCATATACTGGCCGATTATGCCTGTTGACCATATTTCCAGACCTTTATTTGCCGTCGGGTCGTATATTTTCCTGCCCTTATTCGGCTTACCTTGCTCAATTCCGAATAAATCCCAGACATCCGACCTGCCAGGGTAAGCTAACTGAACGCATAATTGCTTTAACGACTCATAAGGTTTGCGTATCGTTTCAAGTCTGCCCTGCTCATCGATTATATTTTGCGGAGTCTTAGTCATTTTATCCCTTTTTATGGGCAATAAAAAAAGACGGCAGTAAGTGAGTAGGCACCTACTTGCCGTCTTTAATTATTCTTGCGTCTCTTGGCTCTGGCCGGAGTTACGAGAACCCTTATTTAATTTTTAAGTTACCATTTTGGAATCCAATATATCTTTTCTTGAAATTAGCAGGGGTATAGATGACAAAATCATTAAATTGTCCATTTATACTCCCGCTCCTAACTGTTTATTACTGATATTGGCGTCTCCTAACTGCTGCGAAAGCATTGTTGCTCTGCGTTTTTTAGCAAGCTCTTTCTTAACCGCATCGTCCGCGACATTCGATTCGTTAATCTTTTCGATTGGTACAGGTTGAGTAACCATTACAGGCTTTTTAGGCTTTCCACCAAATAATCCAGATAACGCATGTCCCATTTTATAATCTCCCTAAACTCATAGGTTCGTAATCGTATCGTTCCTGACGGTTATGGTCTGACTTCACAGCACCTGTAAAACCAAGCACCTCACCGCCAATCTGCTCGTATCGATAAGCAATTGATAGATATCTAAAACTATCCGCTCCGTTGCTCGACCAATCATGTAAAGGTTCTGCTGCAAAAACAGGCTTATCGTCTGTACTTAAAACATCGTTCTTTTTTCGTTTGTAGTGATTAAGGCAATCAACCCCGACTTTGCATTTATCATCGAATTTACATTTATGGAGGATACCCCGGACTGTTTCAATACCATCGATAATAAAATGGTCTTGAACAATAACGACTGGATTATGTCTTAGCGATTGTAAGATTTCCAACCGTGTTTCAATAGTTCTGCCTTGCAATCTGTTTTTTGCATCGTGCGGCAGATAATCAGAGCCGTAAACGTAAGGTTTTGACTGCAATACTCCGGCGTAGTGGTCTATCCCTTCTCCGTAATTTTCATAGTAATCAATCAATCTGATTTCATCTTTAGTAAATTGAGCAAACCATATCGCAGTAGTATCGGAAGCCCTTACCCCTAAGTCCCAGAAAGTATATACAGGCTGGTCTTTTACCCATAGGTTTTGCAAGCCAACTCTGCCATCTTTCAAGGCATCAGACATCAAAGAAGCGTAAAAAGCACCTTCAAGGTCGTAATCCTCCCAACTATTTAAAACAAAACGATTGTATTTTCGCAGGCTTTCAACCCTTAACCGTTCCCAATCAGCAAGAGTATCCTTTGGTAAATGTTCCTGGCAGTCAAGAACATTAGCCTCTGTTAAAGCATATCCATCGAGTTGTTTATTCTTCCACCTATCCCAAATCCAATTATGGCCTGCGGTATTAGCGATAACCATTCCCTGCCTGATTTTCGATTCTTCCCGCCGGAGCCTGCCTCGAAGTAAATCAAACTGCTCTGCTGTCTCAAATTCCTCCGCCTGCTCAATCATAAACCAGCCCAAATTGACGTTTTGTAAGCCGGAAAGCTCCTCACCATGCCGGAACATAATAACCGAACCATTGGAAAGCGTTACCTCTTTAGAATCTTTTTTGACAGTCAAACCTGTATACCGCTCAAAGTCTTTAAGCGTAGAATCTCTTAAATCAGTGAATTTTTTCCGCACTATAAGCCCAAGATTGCCCGAATAGGTTTCAGACAGTAAAAGCCCCCTTAATATGCCGCACATCGTTTTACCGCAGCCCCAGCCGCCTACAAACGCAGGATATCGGGCAGGTGAATTGCAAAACTGCCTCTGTTTGGTATTTAAAACTATTGTTTGTTCTTTAACTGACAAGTTTATTCATCCCAATTACATTTAATATCTTACTTTCCCGCTGTTGGTTATCCTTTTCGTAAATACCCAAGTGCTTACCAAGATTTTCGAGAGCTGAAATTTTATCGTGAAGTTTAAATTTAACTTTTTCCGTATAACCCTCAGACTTCCCACCATCATGCCGGATATCACTTTGAATTGATTCGACCACTGCAAGTTTATTTCTGCTAAGTTTCGACAAATCTCTTATCTCATTATCATTTGTGATAAAATCACCCATATTTGCAAAGGCTATTTTAGCAAATTCATCAATCACTTTTTTGGCGTTAATATTGGTTTCTTCTTGAAGTTTTTCCTGCAATTTTTTTACATAAGTCTTTACCTTTAGTTTACTTAAGAGTTGTGATGCTTGTGCTTCGGCTGTCTTGGGACTATATTTTGCTCGAATAGCCGCTTGTTTACCATTTAAGTCAATAACATATTCCCTACAAAATCGCTTTTGTTGAGGAGTTATTTTTTCGCTGTAATATTTTTTCTTCTTAGCCATTTTTTAATAATATCTTCCTGCCTTGGAAAGAGGTATTCCGGCCTTTATTTTTCCCGCAATTCTAAACTTTGAACAGCCATTTCTTCGGAATATTGACTTAATATGTTCGCATTAAGTCTCATTAAATCATCTTCTTTAAGCCTATCTGTAACTGCATTGATTACTGATTGAGCATCTTCTTTTGATAAATTTGTAATTGAAATTGAAATATTTAACTGTTGCATGTTTTCTAACTCCTTATAATTTAATAATATAAGCTAATGCGTAAAAAGGTGGACAGCTGCTTTGACTTCCAGTATTAGCAGCACTTGCTGCGGAGGTTGTTTGAGCTCCACTTCCCCCTTGTCCCCAAGGAGTCCCCCCACCAGACTGACCGCCATACGTCATAGTTATTGTATGTGTATGGCTTGCTCC